ACTTCTTCATTCCTTTTAGCGCTTCAGCAATACGGGATAGGTCTGCTTTCTTTGCGCCCTTGCTCATTTTGCGGCGATCGTTCCACTCTTGTTCTTTTTTGCCATATGATTCGGCAACCATTGCAGCAGCAGGATTAACTATCTTTTCTCCATTAGCACCTGCAAAGTGAGTTGGAAGATCTTTACCTGCACCAGCGGCATGTATTGCCCACTGATGTTGAGAGATGCCACGCTTTAACGCTGTAGATAAAGAAGGAATGCGATCAGAAACATCTAAGTAAGTCTTACCTGACTCTTTGTCATTCCAAATTCCTTGATGGACATTTGTAGATTCTTCTGGGGTTGCTGCTCGAACGCTACCAAAGCCAGTAGGAACTACTTTAGATGCTAGACCTTTTATATCTTGATGGTGCTCTCTTACGGCTTGTTCATCAAATGCGGTGTTAGAAGTTGCTTCTGGACTTCCGCCTGCTTCTACTGGAAGACGTGGGTCACGAGACACATAGTAACCACTACGCTTTCCTTTCTTACCTGTATTTAGTTCACGAGAACCACCAGGAAGTTTAGAAAATTCTGCGGTGCTATAGACTGGACGATTATCACTCATTGCGTCCTGCTCCCTTATCAGATGCAGGAAGTGTTGGACCCGATGCATCATCCCAATTAAATGTAGTTCCTCGTGTCTTACTAGAGTAAGACAGCGGTCTTCCACCACCTAGGCCTCGTGTATTCCACGAAGTGGACGCAGCAGTAGAACCTGCTGTGTTTTTTCCTAAGGAAAGAGGAGGCGATACTGCATTACCTTGTTGCGCCTGCCCCGAATCAAATTGGGACGAGGATAACATGTTAGTAGGAAAAATCCATTCCGCTTTCGAAGTTACCAGATTGTCCCATCACAGATGGAACTGTCTTTGCATTAGCCATTGTTGGGCCTGCTGCTGGTTCTGTTCCCTTTGGAAACTTAACTGAAGTTGAGTAGCGAGCGCCCATGCGTTCTGATGCAGAAGAGTTATTAACAAGAACATTCTTCCTGTTTGCTTTTCCGCCTGCAGTTGGGTCTCCTGCTTGCTTGTTCTTCTTACCAATAAGTGTTCCTCGTTCTGCAGGTACTGCTTGGAACCCTGTTGTTTGACCAACATACTTACGTGGGCTGTTTGCATGTTCTGCTGAAGCGATAACTTCTTCTGGTGTCATATTATTTCTGCTCATAGACTTCCCTGCTGACTCGTGATGGTTGGTAGGCATACCAGAGCGTCTCCTGATGGCATGTCCTAATGATGTCCAAGATGGCATTTGAACTCCTTAATCTTGTTCCAAGGATACGGCTGTTTTAGTGGGCTGTAATGGCAAAAACTATTGCGGAGATTTCTCCGTCACGAGACTCTATGGTCGTAAATCCTGGGATACAGGTTAGATCCATACCTCTTGGGGCAACATATCCTCTGGCTATAGCGATTGCTTTTACTGCCTGATTAACGGCCCCAGCACCTACGGCACGAAGTTTGACTTCTTTTTTATCGTAGATTGCGTGAGCGATGGCTGATGCAACACTCTGTGGATTTGATCCAGCACTGACCCGTAGAAACGGTTCTTCAGTGGAAATTGGTTCTGTATTCAATTGTTAGTCCTTTGGTTCGAGTTGGTGTGCCTCTCCTAACCTAAAGGGTACATATCTAGAGTCTTGGTTGGTCCCTATACTTATCATCACTCATCTGTTCGACTACTGCCTTCTCGATCGCATCAATTGAGTTTTTTGAAACAAGCCTTGCTAGTGCGTAAGAATCTGCGGCATTGTCATCGTTGAACTCAACGCCCCATCTCTTGTAGATTTGCATCAACATCTCTTGTTTTTTGGCGTTTCCTTTTCCTGTTGCATACTTCTTGAGGGTCATTGGTGGAACCTTTAGTGGAAAGCGTCGTGGGTCTTCCTCGTCATAGTGATCAAAGATCGTCAAACGAACGACCGCAGATAACTCTCCCAACACCAAGGCTGCATGACTGGCAAGCACCGTACCCTCTAGGGACAGATCAATTACGTCCCAGTGCTCATCGGCGTAGTAGAGGTTGTCTGATAGCCATTGACGAATGTCGGCTAGTCTTTCAATACCAAAATAAGGGGACTTATATACCCACGTAATATAGTTACTGGGAAGAGAGACATCAATAATTGTTAGGGCGAATCCCGTTAACGATTGATCAATACCAATAGCAACTTTTGATCCCTTAGGGATTGGGTTTCCTTCAATCAGTTTTGTCGGCATGTAACAGGGTATCCATTCTAGTTTGAACTAGTGACTCTAGTTCACCTAACGATCCCCCGTTATGTAAAATCCTATCAACTTTGTAATGATCCATCTCTGTTTCAGATACGTGACCGTTTACTGCTTCTATTCCTGGACGTTTTACTCTCCAGATTTCACCACCACACTTACGAATCATCGTTGCTTCATTTTCAAAGCGAACATCGGAGATCACGTAATTGTATCTGAGTTTTTCTATCTTACGAAGAACAGCAATTACCCAAACATCGTCACCCAGTACAGTACGGGCGGCTACTCCTGTGTTTTGTAAAAGAGTTCTTACAGCAGGTACTTTCTTTATCTCATCCCAACCACGTTGGTCAACGGCATGCTTAATACCGCTGGCTAGTTCATTGACTATTGGGTTTGATTCGTATAAAAGATCACGAATGGCATCTGCGAATGCCAATCGTTGATAACCATATTTTTCCACAAGGATCTTTGCTACTTCATCCTTACCAGATTGAGCATAACCTGATAGACCAATGATCATGTTAAGAACGTATCCCTTCGTAGTGTTCCCTGTGATCTTCGTGTTATTTCCCTCGATACCAGAGTGATGTCTCGTTCTTGGTTGTTCAACATCATTTCCAGTAACTTTCGATAAGCATACTTCTCTTCGTACTTGTCCCGCAAATCGACTATCTCTGGGTCTATGTCTATCTGAGCCTTGATGACGGTCATAGTTACTCCCTTGGGTGGGGGAGTGTTCTTTACTAACGCCTTATTCTCAGCAAACTCCGCCCGTCTAAGGGCATCCCGCTCAGATAACTGAGCCTGTACCAACTGGGAAGCCATGTAGTCAGCCCAACCAGTAAGGATCGTAAACATCTCAGCCAGTTGGTCACTGCTTAATTCAGTTATGTCTGGAGGAAGGACAGCCTGTTCGTATACAGGTTTAGGTAAGTCCAAACCTCTCTGTACTATGGGATCAAGTTGCACTGCTTACAGCCATCCTTGTCTATATTGCACTCTGGCATCGTTGTAGCCTCAGTAATTTTCTGAGCATGATAGAAAATCTTTTCTACAATTTCAAAGTCAGCCTTTGAAGTGAATTCTTTGTAATCTTGATCTGCTTTAAACTCATAGATAAAGACGATCTCTTTAGGAGCCTCATCACCATACATGCGCTTGGCAAGTTCTAAGTACATCTGACCCTGCAGTAGGTGGCTACGGAATGGTCTACGAACACTCTTCCACGCTCTTGCTGGATCGTTATCGGCATCCATCAACAAATCAGGTGCTTCAAACCTAAATGTGCCTGCACCAATAGACTTAATCTCAATTAGACAGTCATCTCCGATGTTCTTAATCCAACCATCGGTACTGCCTGAGATTCTTACTGAGTCATCGTAAAGAGAAACTTCTTTGTACTCTAAGTAGGGAGAGTTGCATGCTGAACAGTTGCTTAAAGATAAACCTGTTTCTATCGCGCCACAATTCTTACAAGAGAACTTGCCATAAAGAACTCCCATCTCTTTAAAGCGTGTCTGCCACTTCTCATGTATGTAGTGGCCTTCATCAAATATGTTTTGAAGGCGCATTCCTACTTTTTCTTCTTTCTTTACCCCACCGTTTAATAGGTACCAAGAATAACGATGACACCAATCACGTTTAATAATTTCAGAAGGGTGCAAAACATCAGTACGACGATCACCCTTAGGCTTCATTAATAGGTGTCGTTCTACATCGCCCATAAGTCGGTGATCACTCTTCTTTGCATCAAGAAACTTCTTTAAATCATTAACCATTAGTATTCCTTACTGAATATAAATTCTTGTAGGTTTAGGGTTGTTTTCTTGGTGCGTTTTAATCTAGTCCACTTTCTTATTAAAGCATTTCTTTCACGGTGACTTAGTCCACCCCAGATTCCGTGTGGTTCTTCTCTTGAGACAGCATCCCAGAGACACTCTGCACGTACTGGGCAAGGGTTCTTACCTGATTCTCCAAAGCAGAAACCTTTCGCTTGAGTTGCCAAATCTTTATATTGGTCTTTATCCCTTGGCGGATAGAATATAAGTGTGGTTTCATCTTTACCTCTGCATCTTGCATTGTACCTCCAAGCATATTCTGGCTCATCCATTTTCTTGTAGTTTCTCTCTCATCTCAAAGAAATCATCTTCCGTTAATAATACATAATTTTTATTATTTAGACTAATTCCTAAGAGCGGCATCCGACTATCAATAATTGCTTCTGTCACAATTTTCTCTAGTGTTTCTGCTTTTAATGTAAA